AATCGGCGGGGAGCCTCCCGTCACGTGCATCGGGACGGGCGAGGGCCCGACCGTCACGTGCAGCGGGATGCGTCTCATTTGCCACTGTCCTCCTCGGGCTCGGGTTCCGGCCTTCCGATCTCGCCGTCGAGCAGGATGCGCTTGACGTCCAGCGGCACGATGTCGGTGGCGATGGCCTCGTCGCCGTCGTCGCGCGCCGCCCGCATGTTCACCTCGCAGACGCCCACGGTCATGGCGAGCGTGTCCGCTTGCGTGAGCGTCACGGTGACGGTGCTCTCCATGGACTGCGGGTCGAACTCGATGGTCAGCTCCTCGCCGGTCTTGGTGATGTCCTCGCCGCCGATGGGCGAGAACGTCAGGTACACGTCCCACTGCGTGAGGTCGTAACCCGTGATGGTGAACGTCAGCGGGGGCGTGGTGCCGCGAGGGAACCCTGGGCGCTTACAGTTCTTCGCCATGGCTGTCACCTCCTGCTAATGGGGACTTGCCGCCGTCGGCCTCGGGGATGCCCGCGAGCGACATGAGCAGCGACAGGATCGCCGCGAGCGCGGTGCCGGACGCGACGAGCGCCCAGTCGACCTCGGTCACGAGCGCGGACGCGCCGATGATGCCGATTGCCGCCTGCGCGGCGGTGCGCACCGCACGGATCAGCGCGGCCTTCATCCAATCCTTCACGCGAATCACCTCACAATCCAGATGTCTGACTCTTTCAGTTCGTTGTAGAGCGCCGTGATGGTGTCGTTGCCGCCCAGGCTGTGGTAGGCGGTGTACATCTCGTCGAGCTCGCGCTTGCGCTCCACTGACAGCGGCTTTCGCTCGTTGTGGTGCTTGTCGTAGAAGTCGATGATGCGGCCACGCAGGAGCGCCTTGACGCCGAGGGCGATGGCGTTGTCACGCTCGGAGCGCTCGCGCTCCAGGCGCATCAGCGTCTCGTGCCGCTCGTCGTCTTCCTTGCGGCGACGTGCCGCCCGCGTCTCGATGATGGCGACCGCCACAGCCGCCAGCCCCGCTATGACCGCGCAAATTACCGTTTCCATCGTTGCCCCCTATGCCGAAACGACGGCGAACCAGTTGACGTCGCGTGCCGTGGTGGACGTGCCCGCGTTGTAGACCTGCAGGTTGAATCCCGTCGTGCTGACACCGCTCACGGCGACGCGGAGGTTCTGCACGGCGGTGGAGTTGGAGGTCGCCAGCGTCGCCACGACGGTCGGCGTCGACGAGAACGTGCGCCCGAAGCTGACGGCCTTGGTCGCCAGCCCGTTTGCCACCGGCGTGACCGACTGGGTGCCGCCGAGCATGTTGGGGGTCGACCAGTTAGTCCACGCCCCGTTGACGTAGTCGCGGGTGGCGATGTTATGCGTCGAGCTGTTGAACCGCCATTGATGCTGCGCGTTGTCGCTGCTGTCCACGAGCGCCATGTAGACGCTCCCGGAGTCGGCGGTGAAACGCGCCAGCGGCTCTGACGCTGACGAGCTACCGAAGCGAAGCCCACCGGTGACGTATGCGCCGCCCTTCACGGTGAGGTCGCCCATGATGGTGCCCGAGTTGGCGTAGATGCTCGGGTCGCTCCATCCGGCGGAGTCCGCGGCGGCGACCACGGCGGACAGCTCGGCGAGCTTGCCGAACGTGTACGTCGAGTCGGCAGGGTAGTCCATGTGGAACTCGCAGCCGGTGACGAACAGGCGCGTGGCGATGTCGTCGCACTCGATCGGGACGGATTGCCCGAGGGCGATTGCATCCACGTTGTAGCCCGCGTCGGTCAGGTCGACCGCCGATGCCGTGATGGTCGTCTCCGGCGAGAGCGCGCGCACGGCGGCGATGGCCTTGGTGCGCAGGTTCTTGGACTCGGTCACGTCCTCCCACTGCATGACCTGGGCATGCCATCCGTACTTCTGGACGCCCTTGGCCGTGTAAAGGTATGCGCCCTTGCGCTTGACGTCGCCTGACACGGTGCCGTCCTTGCTGCTCGGGATGCGCACGTAGGTGCCGTCCTCGTTCTGCGCGCCGATGGGCATGATGGCGGTCACGATCGACGCGCCGTCGACCACCGACGACATGTCGAGCAGGTTGCTCCCCTTGGCGATGGCCTGCGAGCCGGGCGTGTCGGGTTCCGCGATCCAGTCGAGGTATCGTTTGCCATCCTCGTGGCGTATGCGCAGGACGCCGCCCGCAGAGCTGTTCACGGTCTTGTCGAGCAGCTCGGGGAGCAGGGCCGTCGGCATCTCGTTTCCGCGCACGATGTAGTCGTTGTTGTCGGTCGTGATGACGCGCCCGAGCTTCAGGTCGCTGCCGGTCTGCTTCACGTACTCGTCGACGAACATGGAGAGGAACGCGGACGGCGAGCCGCCGAAGTCGTACTCGGGGAGCACGGCGTCGTTGAGGTAGGCCAGCTCGCCCTCGCAGGTGACTTTCGCCACGGCGTTGAGCGGCTGCGTCTCAACGGCCAGGATTCGCCCGTAGGAGACCGGCGAGCCGTCCCTATAGACGATGTAGCGGGAAGTCAGAACCCCGGCTCTGATGGCATCGTAGAGCCTGTGGGCGGGGGTTACCTCGAAGGTTAGCTGGTCGGCTGCGTTGAGTTCCTGCGTGAGGACGGGGTTGCCGACCACGATGCCCACGTCGGGCGAGTGGACGGTCTGGCCGTCGATGTCTATGCGCCACATGCTACACCGTCCCCTGTTCGTAGGTCAGGCTTCCGTCGTTGCCGCCCATGACCATGTATCCGATGCTCGTGGAGCCGTGCAAGGTGAGCGGCAGCGTCCCCGAGTCGGTCATGACCGCCCTCGCCCCGTTGGCCGCGAACGCCGTTGGCGAGCCGAGCGTGGCGGCGATGCCTGACGGCATGTCGCCGAAATCCACGGTCTCCGTGCTCCACGGGTAGAGGCTCAATGAGGTTTCGAGTGGGAGCCATCCATAGTTCGTCATGCCGTAGGCCCTGATGTAGGTGGCCGGGCCATCGAGGGTCACCGATTGCATCGGGACGTTGTCGGTCGGCGAGACCACGGCTGCGGTGCTGGAGCCGGACGGTATGCGCAGCGACACGTCCTCGGATGCGCCGTAGGACGTGATGTTGACGACGTTGCGCTCGTACGGGCTTTGGTTCCGCGAGAACAGCGGCTCGGGGGCCGTGAACGTCACGATCTCGTTGTCGGCGTTGGTCATGCCGGTGTAGCCGATGGTCGCGGCGTAGTCCATCAGCTCGACCCTGATGCTGATGGTCGCCTCCACCCATCGCGTCTCGATGCCGATGTTGTAGAAGCCGAGGTTGCCGAACGAACGCTGGAACGTGTAGGTCAGGTCGGTGCCGGTTTGGTCGGAGGTCGTCCATAGCGGCTGGTAGGTCGGCGCGTTGCCGTCGAGGAGGCCGGAACCCGACGCGGGTGAGTTGGGGTTGCCCACGTTGTCCTGGTAAAACGCATAGACCCCGGGATTCTTCCCGTGGTAGGTCGTGCCGACGCTCGCCACGTTGACCGTGACGGTCAGGCGCATGTAGTCGTTCGTAGCCACCGGCCCGAGGATGCCGCGCAGCGTCCCGTCGCTCCCGGCGGTCGAGTAGAGCACGGCGCGGTGGGCCGTGTCGGAGCGGGTCTCGCCGGTGATGGTGCCGCCCGCGTCGTCGGTGCTCCACCAATCGGCCCGGCTCCAGTCGTCGGCCCAGCTCGGGTTGATGTTGGGGAGCTGCCATCCGCACCACTGCGCCATCGTGCCGTATTCGAGCAGGTTGGCCGTCCTCGACAGCACGAGGGCGACGGATGTAGGAACGTAGCCGCACCATGTGTAGTTCGCGGTCGTGTCCAGATACGCCTTGTACTTCGGGGAGACCGCCAGAATGGCATCCGCCATGCGCGTCCTGTCTGCCGATGCGATAGCACCGGACGTATACGTGGTGGGCGCGGAATGCGTCAGCGCGACGGTGCCGGTGCCGTAGTAAATCCATGGCTGGGCGTCGACGGTGAGCTTGACGACAGCGGCCTCGCCGGGATAGGTCACGCCGGTTATCGAGACGCGCCCGAGGTACCACCCTTGCGTCGGCGGGGTGCCGGGCAGGATGTTGTCGGGGGTCTCCACCTTGCAGACGACGCCGTGCAGCTTGCGGCGCATCGTGCGCACCTTGTCGACGGCGGCGGGGTGGTTCGTGCCCACGATCGAGAGCGTCATGTCGATTTGCCGGTTGCCGTACAGCGGCCTGCCCGCCACGGCCTCGGTCAGGTCGAGCGCGCCGTCGCGCGCGGGCACGTTGACCTTGATGGTCTTGACCGCCGGGGTCTTCTCGTCCAGGGCGGTCAGGTATATCTTGCTCGCGTCGCCCGTCTGGTAGAGCGTGGTGCCGTTGACGTCCTTGAACGTCACGGTGTAGTCGGGACGGATGCTCGTGCTAGGCATAGTTCGCTATCCCCCTTCGGCTCTTGGCGTGGCGGTCGCCGAGCGCGCGGTCGGTGGTGCCCACGGTCGAGGCCACGAGCTCGCGCTTGTCGAGGTACACGTTCGAATCCTTGGCGACCAGCGCCTGGAGCAGCGCCACGACCTCGGTCATGTCGACTTCCTCGCGCACGACCTCGCGCAGCATCGGCTCGGGGGCCACGACCTCGCGCCCGGCCTCGCCGACGCCGATCACCTGCGGGCTGTCGAACACGCCGCCTCGTGCGTACCACTCCACCTTGGGCAGGTTGACCGTCTGGTTCAGGAAGTTCACGGGTACGAGCTCGACGTGCGGCTGCGGGAACTTGAAGTCGCCCACGGCCCGCCTCATGTCGTTGCCCAGGCCGCTGTAGCTGTTGACGATGCTCTGCGGCTTGGAGTTGATGTCGGCCACGGCGTTGTCGACGGGCGTCTTCATGTTGTAGGCCGCCGCGTTGAACGCCGCGCCGGTCTGCTGGGCCATGCCCGGGAACTGCATGATCGACGTGATCTGCTTGCCGTCGCTGGTCACGGTCGAGGTCGCGGTGCTCATGCCGCTCTTGACCGCGCCGGGGACGGCCTTGGTGAACGTCTGGCCGGTTGTGCGCTCGATCGCCGCCCAGTTGCCCGTGTAGGTGCCCAACATCAAGTTGCCGTAGTTCGCGGATGCCTCGACGCTGGCCTTCATGCCGTCGCCGATTACGCCGGTGATCTTGTTCCATGTGTCGATGACGAACTCCAGCGCGCCGGTCACGAAGTCGACGATGCCCTGGAATGCGTCGCGGATGCCATCGATGATGGGGCCGAACGTGTCGCCGAGCCACTGCCCGAACGGTGCCAGGACGTTATCCCACAGCCAGCCGATCGCGTCGCACAGAGTGCCGACGACCACGGCCACGCCCTCGAACGCCACGCCGAGCACGTTCATCAGTATCTCGCCCAGCTTCTCGACCACGGGCGCGACCTTGTCGATGATGGGCTTCAACCTCTTGCCCAGCTCCTCGCCGAACTCGCGGAGCCGCTTCATGGCGGGCACCACGGCGTTCGTGAGGAAGTCGGCGAGCGCGGTCATTATCGGCTCGAATATCTCGGCCATGGCGAGCGTGATGTTCTGCCACGCGAGGCCCATCTTGTCGGAAGCCGTAAGGGTGTTCTCGTACACCGTGTCGAGCGATTCGGCGCTTGCGCCCTCGATCGCGTCGTACATGTCCTCGAAGTCGAGCTGCCCCTGCTTCGCCGCGTCGTACATGGCGACGCCCGCGCGTGAGCCGAACAGGCTTATCGCGTCGGCTGCGGTCACGGAGCCGTCCTTGACCCCGGCCACGAAGTCGGAGAACCCCTGCTTGGCGTCCTTGCCCTCCTTCGCCCAGTTCGCCACCCCGAGCTTCATGGCGGCGAGCACCTGAGACGTGTTGACGCCCGCCTTCTCGAAGTTGGCGAGCATCGCGATCGCGGAGTCGGTGTCTATGCCCATCTGGCGGAAGGATGCCGCGTTGGTGGTCACGGAGTCGGCGAGCTTGGCGACGTCGATTCCGGATTGCTGGGCGGCGACGGTGAGCTTGCCGAGGATGGTGTCGTACTCGGACGCGCTGATGCCCGCGTTGTTCATCATGCGCGTGACGTCCTGGACGGCCTTCTTCGCGTCGACGCCGTTGACCTTCGCGAACTTCATGGTCTGCTCGGACGCCTTCTGGAGCGCGTCGCCGGTCAGGCCGAAGCGGGTGTTCAGCTCGCCCACGGCCTCGCCGATGTCGGAGAAGTCGCCGACCACGTTGGACGACACGTCCTTGTACACGTCGATGAGCGCGGCGGCGGCGTCGCCCGTGGCACCGGTGGCGCGGATGACGTTGTTCGCGCCCTCCTCGACCTTGGAGTAGGCGTCGAATCCGGCCTTGCCTATCGCGACGATGCCCGCCATGGCGGCGGCGGGGAGCACGAACTTCTTCAGGCTGTTGGAGATTCCGCCGCCGATCGCCCCGCCCGCCTTCTCCCCGGCCTCGGTGGCCGCGGACGACAGGGCGGAGGTTATGTTCTTGTTTGCGTCTTTGGTGGTTGGAACGATGGTTATGTATCCAGTTGCGAGCTCAACGCCTGCCATCGTCCCCTCCCTTCTTCTTCCACCAGCCCCAGAAGTCGCGCGCCTTGACGGGGTCTTTGCCGAGTCGGCGGGTTTCCTTGTCCTTGCGCGCCCATGGGGCCGGGTAGGGTTTGGGCGGCTTGCCGCCCTTCTTCTTGGAGTGCGCCCTCACGTAGTTGTAGTGCAGCGCCGTGATGGCGTCGTACATGTCCGTGAGGATGCGGTTGGTGGTTAGCCGGTCGTTCCATCCGGCCCATTCGGAGCGCCCGGTGACGGCGCGCCACGTGGCCGAATCGGTGTCGAGGTGCCGCACGAAATGGGCGAGGGCGACCATTCCAGCCGCCCCCATGCCCATGCACTCGTGAAGCGTGCGCCCCGTCCGGGTCATGAGGTCGTAGTCTAGCGCGGAAGCGTGGTCGCGTATGACCCGCGCCGCGCTCGCTATTCCCCCGCTTCCGCCTCCCCGGTGGATGCGTCGGCGTAGGCGGAGAATATCGCGCCCATGGCCGCGGCGTCGAGCGAGTCCATGACCTCGTCGGGCAGGTACCTCTCCAGGATGTCCACCTGGAGCTTGTAGCCCGCGTTGGCCTTGGCGCGCTCGTCGGTCATGCTGTAGACGTCCGCGAAGCGGGCGGACAGCCTGACGGGCAGGGACGCCATCAGCGGTATCTGGTAGACCTCGTCGAAGCCCTCGACCTTGAACTGGAAGAACTCGGGCTTGTCGTTGCCGAACGTGCGCATTTAAACCTCCTCTAGGCTCCGGTGATGCCCGTGGAGCCGGACGACTTGCCGTCGTCGACGAAGATGTAGATGGAGTTGCCGGTGCCGTCGTCGTAGCAGCTGATCGTGATGGGCAGCGCGATGGCCTCCGTCGCGGAGAAGCTGATGGTGTCAAGCGTGGTGACCTGCCCGCGCGGCACGACGACGATGGCGCGGCTGGTGCCGTCCTTCAACGCGATGGCGAAGGTCTGCTCGGGCGCGAGGTGCGCGCCCATCTTGATGGTGAGCTGGTGGCCGTCCTGGCTCTTGGTGACGTACTGCGAGCCGAGCGCCTGGCACCACGACTCGTAGTCGCACTGGATGAGCGTCAGCTTCAGCTCGCCGTTGAACGAGTCGAGCACCTTGCGCACGACGGAGCGGTTCCACTCCACGATGTCGGTGGTGGAGATGTCGTTGGAAAGCTCCACGCCCGCCTCGGAGACGTAGCCCGAGTCGGTGAGCGTGGCGAGCGTGGTCTCGGCGGCGGAGAAGCTCGCCGGGATGGTCGAGATGACCGCGCCCGAGCGCACCGCGCCGGTGCTGCTCTGCTGATCTGCGGTGCCGACGAGCACCTTTGCAGCATCGAGGCTCATGTCTTACCTCCTTAGTTGTTGATGTGGCTGACCCGCGTGCGGATGCGCGCGGAGAACGATGCCCGCGCCAGGGTCGGATGCCGCGGGTCGGGGTTGTTGTAGGGCAGGGCGCCGATCTCGACGAGGTGGCACGGCTCGCCGCCGATGTCGCGGCCCTCCAGGGCGGATGCCCACGCGGTGAGCGCGTCCGCGCTCTCCATAGCCGCGGCGTCGTCGGCTGCGTACACGTCGAACGTGACCGCGTGCTCGTCCTGGACGAACAGCGCGCGGGTGCCGCCCGTGCGGTAGACGGCGACGAGCGGAAGCGACGAGCCGAGCGTCGGCGGCAGCGGCGGTGCGCATGCCGTCCACTTGTCGGCGACGAGCAGGGCCTGGAGGCCCGCCTCGATGTCGATGGTCTTGCGGATGGTGCTCATGACATCGCCCTCTCTAGTACCTTGTCGGTGGCCTGCGCCGACTGCGCTTCGTAGGTGACGGCACGCACGAACGCGCGGTGGCGCGCCTTGCCCGATTCGCCCATGACGGCCTCGAAGCCGTCCGGCGTACCGGCCATGGAGTTGGCCTTGTCGGCGATGCCCTGCGCCACCTGCATGAGGTAGGCGTCGGTGCCCGGCCCTTTCAGCACGGCCTCGCCGATGTTCTTCTGGTTGAGCTTGACCTTGATGGGAGCGGCCATGTCAGCCCCTCCACTCTTTGAGGTTGCAGGTCACGTGGTCGATGCGCCCCGTGGGCGACCTGTGCGCCTGGGGCTGGCCGTCGATGGAGAACGTGCGCCCGCCGTATGCGATGCGGTCGCCCGCCTCGATCCCGCAGCCCGCGGGGGCGAACAGCGTCCAGGCGTCCTCCGTCTGGAGCGCGCGGCCCTCGAAGTCGCGGGACGTGGACGATGGCTGGACGTTGCATCCTGCCACCGCCCACGTCGTGGCTTTCGACCAATCGGGGACGACCGTGCCGCGAGACGCCGTCATGTCGGGGCGGCTCACGGTCACGGTGTCCCATCCATGCGGGACGCTCATGGCTCCACCTCCAGCTTGACCTCGGGATGGAGCATCCGACCGCGGCTGCGGCCTATGCCGAGCATGGCCTTGTTCGCCGCGGACAGGAACATGTCGCCGTAGGGGTTGCTCATCGAGAATTGCCACGAGACCGAGCCCGTGGTCTCGCCGAACTGGCTGGCCCCGTAGGGGATGTCGGCGCGACCGCCCTCCCCGATGGAGCGGTGGACGACGTCGCACGCGACGTCCGCCAGCAGCCCGGCGTAGCAGCAGTCGCCTGCGGCCTTGTCCTCCCACTCGACGCCGCTGGCCGTGAGCTGCGCGGCTATGAGCCGCGACGCCTTCATGAGCAGCGCGTCGAGCCGGGAAGGCTCGATCTCGACGTCGTAGTAGGCAAGGTAGTCGGAACTGGTGGCGAACGCCTCCATGCTAGTCCTCCTTCGGTTTGCTGGCCCGCCGCTTGCTCGGGCGCTTCTTGACGAAGCCCTTCTCGGCGAGCCCGTTGACGCGCGCTGCCGTGCCCTCGAAGACGTCACCCGGCTGGTAGACGTTCTCGGGGTGCTCCAGGTCGTAGAACGCGCGGATGACGTCGGCCTTCATCGCTAGGCCCCGGTGATCCCGGTCGAGCCGGACGACGGGACGGTGCCCTCCAGGAGCACGAACTCGTCCTTGTCCTCGACGGCGAAGGCGACCTCGACCTCGAAGCGGACGGCGAACATGTTGTTCTGCCAGAGGTTAAGGGTCGAGCTGTTCGCGAGCGTGAGCGACGCCTGGTCGCTGATGGTGATCTGGATGCCCTCGACCGAGCCCCAGATGGCATTCTCGAAGTCACCGGCGATGCCGACGATCGACTTCGTGGACGTGCCCGCGTTGCCCGCGACGTAGACGCCCTTGGTCATGTAGACCGGCGCGCCGAGGATGTCGCCGACGGTGCCGGACTGGACGCCGGGGGTGAACAGCGGACGGCCCGTGGTGTCCACGGCTCCGAGCACGATGGAGCGGCCCTGCGGGGCGAGCGCGATGCCGTTCATGACGCCGTTGGCGTCGCTGATGGCGGCGTCCGCGGCCAGGAACTGGTCGTAGACGGTGGCGGAGACGGTCGGGACGATGCTCTGCTTGTGGCAGCTACCCAGCACGTCGAAGCCGTCGCCGGGGGCCGTGGTACCCATGATGGTGGCGTCGAACTTCTTGCCGAGGGCCTTGGGGGCGCGGTTGATGCACTCGGCGTACAGCGCGGCGCTGTCGCGGCGGAACTCCATGGAGAACGTCTCGATGAAGGCCAGCTTGTACGGCTTGATGACCTTCTTGCCGAACGTGTGCGTGCTGACGGGCTTGGCGGCGGTCTCGTCGACCCAGTCCGCGATGGGCTCGCCGGTGATGGTCTGGATGGTCAGGCCCGGGCCGGGGATGCGGATCTGGCGGGCGAGGCGCATGAACGCGCTCTCCTCGATAGCCTTGGCCCAGATTTCGGCGCTGACTTCCTGCGGCAGGGCGACGTTGGTGGTCTGCCTGCTGATATCGATGGCGGTCATTACTTCCTCCTTCGTTGGATTATGCGAAGAACTTCTCGATTGCTTCGCCGAACTTCTCCGCGTTGGTCTTTGCGGCTCCCGTGTCTGCCGGGAACCTTCCGGCCTCGGGAGCGGTAGGCGCTCCCTTGGGCTTCAGGGCCACGACGGCCATGGCCTGCTCGGCCAGCGTCTCCTCGTCCGTGCCGTTGAGCGCCGCCACGACCGACTCGGGCAGCCCCGTGTCGGCGGCGACCTTGGCGACGAGCTCGGCGCGCGCCTTGTCGGCCTTCAACTTCTCGTTCTCGGCTTCCAACTTCCCGATCCGCTCCTCCAGCGATTGCTCGCCAGCCGTGAGCTCGTCGAGCTTCTTGGCCTTGTCGGCGTTGTCCTTCGCGCGCTTCTCCCACTTGCGGGATTCCGCGAGCGTCTTCTCGTACAGCGCCTTGTAGTCGGCCTCGGGCTCGCCGTGCGGCTCCTGCTCCTCGACCTGCTCGGCCTTGTTGGCTTCCTCTGCCATGTGGCCCTCCTTCCGGCCCGTGCGGGCCATCGTGTCGCCCCGTGCGGGGCTGGAAATGAAAAAGGCCCCGGATGCCCGAGGCCTTCCAAAACACGCCCGTGCGGGCGTCTGATGGCTTCTCATGCGTCGATTCGCGACGCCTTCACATGCCCGCATGCCACGCGCGGGTCTGCGACTATGCGGATTCCTGCGTTCTCGCACTTCACCGCGAAGTAGAGGTCTTCGCTTAGGATCGCGCCGCTCCCGTAGACGTACCAGCGGAAGAACGGCCAGCTTATCTGCTCGAAGACGCACGTCTCGATGAGCGCGCAGCCGAGCCCGCCGCCCTTGACCGTTATCTCGGCAACTCCCGAGTCGCGGAGGGCGTGCAGCTCGTCGCACGTGTACTGGTCGTCGAAGTTGACGTGGCCGGTCTTGCACAGGCACGTCAGCTCGCTCTTGCCGGTGTGCACGTAGTAGCCCAGGGCGACCGGCGCGTCGTGCTCCATGAGGTTGGCGAGCGCGTCGGGCGGGAGCACCACGTCGTTGTCGACCATGAGCACGTAATCGACGCCCATCTGCATGGCCTTCTTGGCGATGTTGTTGCGGGCGTGGTCGACGGTGTAGCCCCTGACGTAGTCGAAGAACACGTCGTGGTCGCCCGCGTCCATGTCCCACAGGGCCTTGAACACCTCGGGGCGGATGGTCTCGAAGGTCGGCACGGCTATCAGGATTCGCACTCCAGCCTCCTCAACAGCTCCACGACGCGCTCGACGGAGTGGCCGTCGCACGCGCCCGACGTGTTGTCACGGCAGCGCCGGTCGGCCCCGCGCATGCCGGTCACGCACGCGGCGCGCAGGTGCGCCAAAAACTTCTCCTCGTTGCCCGCGACTGCCACGAAGCGCGAGCCGTAGTCTTGCGGGTACTTCCAGTACATGCCGCGGGTGGTCAGGTAGGCGTCGTCGGCGTCCGCCGTGAGCACGCTGGGCTTGCCGAGCACGTAGCCGTCGAACAGGATCGAGCTGAAGTCGGTGGCGAGCACGTCGCAGTCGATGAGGTAGTTCGTCGACGGCTCCTTGCGCGACACCTCGACGATGCGCTCCACGTCGCACTGCACGAGCGGCTTGGGCTGGTTCATGTGGCGCTTGACGACTAGCACCTCGTCGTCCTCCAGAAGCGCGTCTAACGCCTCGTAGTCGATTCTGGGCGTCGGTTCGTCGTAATACGAGCGGAAGGTCGGAACGTACAGGTACGCCCGCTTATAGCGCGCCAGGAACGTCCTGCCGTCGCCTTTCCTCTTGCCGAAGTAGGCGTCGGTGCGCGGGAACCCGAGCGGGATGCACTTCTCGATGTCGATGCCCGCTGCGGTCGCGGCGAACTGCCGCCCCGCCTCGCTCGACACCACGTACCAGTCGACGGTCGGCGGGTAGCCGCCCCCGAACTGGCCTTGCAGCTGGTCTTTGCCGTACAGCTTGCCGCCCGTCAGGCCGTGCGCGATCATCACGACGCGCTGGTCTGGGCGCTTGACGGTCACGAACTCGTCGGTGAGCACGGTGTTGCAGCCCTTGGCCCGCGACACGTCGCGGTAGCCGCCACGCTCGAAGACCTTGTCGCCGTCGTATGCGTTCCATACGGCGGTCAGGTTCTCGCACCGCCCGAGGGGCCGCGCGGAGTTGAAAAGCACCGTCATGGCTCCCCCTAGAACGGGATGTCGTCGTACAGCTCGCCGTCGGTGACCTCGATCTCGGATGGCTCGTAGCCCTCTATCTCGGTCTTGCCCTCGAAGCCGGGGACGGTCGTGCAGCGGCAGTGCTCGTGTATCTCCACGTCGCCGTCCGTCCAGTTCTCGATGAACCCCAGCGACGCGAGGTACTCGCAGAACTCGCACGCGCCGGGCTCGGGCACGAGCGCGTAGCCCGCCATCGCCGTGTCGCGGTTCGCGTTGGCCTGCGTGCACTTGCGGGCGGCCAGCCGCACCTCGTAGTCGTAGCGATCTAGGCACTTGCTGACGAACATCGCTTGGTCGTCTTTGAGCACGCTGGTCACGAAGTAGCGCACCGCGCCCTCGGTCGCCGCGGGGTCGAATCCCGACATCGCCAGGGCGGTGAACTCTTCGTTTAGCGACAGCCGCCTGACGAACTGGTAGAAGTTCGCGCTCGACACTGCGGAGAGGTCGGTGCCCACCTGGCAGACAGCCCGCATTATCTCCACGGCCTTGTTCGCGTCGGCGGTCACGTCCTCCCAGTCGAGCCTTTCCAGCAGCTCGCGCAGCTTCGCCTTCGGCTGCGCCGCGATCTGGTCGAGCGACGTCTGGTAGCGCGCCAGGTCTTTAGAGGTTACCGTTGCCACCGGTGCCTCCGAACAGGTCGAGCGCGACGGTCGAGGCGGTGTTGCGCGCCCTGGCGTCGTCCAGCTCGGCCATGATGGTGACGATCTCCTCCTCGCCGTAGCCGTTCGAGCGCCAGAACGTCGGGGTCATGGCGAACTCGGGCACGACGGACGCAATCTTGACGTTCGCGTCGGTCGCCTGCGCCAGCGTCGGCATGGCAGGGTTCTTGAACCGCGGCAGGATGGTCAGCCCGCGCTCCTCGATGGCCTCGAAGGTCGTGCCCTCCTCGGTGGCGATGCACGCGATGGCGACGTCGGTGAGCGTGTCGCCGACATCCTCGTTCCAATCCTTGACCTTCAGGATCAACGGCTCGTTCTCCGCGTAGATGGCGTCGGAGCTCGCGGGCTGGTCGTGCACCTGCCCGAACTGCGAGACGTGGATGCCAGTGGCCGCGGCCATCTTGCCGCAGAGGTTGCGGAAGTGGTCGGACGCCGGTTGCATCGACGGCTGCGGGAGCTGACCGAAGCTCGGCGTCGTGCCGTCGGCGGTCATGTCGATGTTGAAGATGGAGCCGATGTAGGCTTGCCAGCGGTTCACCTGGCCGAACGGGTCGCCGTCCGTGCCGAGCAGGTACTTCTGCGGGGACGCCGCGAACGCCGCGGCTATCTCCTCGTTGACGTTGGCCCGCACCGCCGAGTCTATGAGGCCCATGACCTCGCGGGTGATGCGCGACGTGCCGAACGGGCGCTCCAGCGTCGCCTCGTAGGGTGCCACGAACACGGGCAGGTGCCCGAGGCCGTGCTTCTCGTACTCGGCGCGCCACGTGCTGTCGGAGCTCGCGCCGTCCGCGACGATGCGGATCACGTACTCGTCGGTCACGACGTCGACCCACGTGGGCCGTGTGATGCCGAACTGGTCGACGTTGACGTCGACGACGAACATCGCGGCCTCCATGCGGTTGGCAGCGTAGTCCCACGTCGCCCCCGACGCGCTGGCCGGGTACGCGCTGACGTGGGCCTTGCCGTCGTCGCCCTGGCTGACGAAGTACAGGCAGAAGCACTGCTCCAGGGCGCTGGTCGTGGCCTTGCGGTACATCGTGCGCAGACGGTTGCGGCGCGTCACGGCGTCCAGGACGTCCTGCGACGTCTCGTCGCCGACGACCGTGAAGCCGTCGAACTTGGAATGCTCCACCATGACGTCGACGCACTTCTTCGCCCAGCCGCACGCCGCGTCGAGGTTCTTCAGCTCGGGCGGCACGCTGATGCCGAGGTCGACGAGCCGGTTGCGCATCGTGTAGTAGGTGTGGCGCAAAACGTTGCGGGAGAGATGGCCGTACCATGCGTCGGCGAGGCGCTTGACGAGCATGCGGTCGGAGCCGGTCAGGCCACGGGCCTCCGCAACTGCGAACGGAAACGTTAGGCTCATCTGACAACTGCCTTTCTTCCGGGTTTACGTTTCGTGGTCATCGCGCCCCAGTAGGCCAGGGCGCACGCTTCGATGAGCGAGGCGTCGGCGTCGTCGGTCGAGGCGAAGCCCCATCCGCCGTTCTTGCCGATGTCGCGCTTTCTGGTCAGTGTCGCGCTGGCATCCAGCGCGGGTTGTCCATAGTGCGTGACCTTCCGCTCCTTGACCGCGTTGGCGAGCGAGCTGTAAGCCGCTATCGCCATTCTCGCGGTCGGTCGGACTATCTCGCGTGCGGAGACTCCGGCTTGCAAGAGCCGGTCGTTGAGGTTCTGCGCGTTCGATAATCCGTCGATCACGATCTGCGCGGCCTTGCCGTGGCGTTCGGCCAGGTTGTCGACGAACCAGCTGATGCCGCTCGACAGCGCGCGCTGGTCTACCACGTAGACGAACGGGTCGCCCTCCTCCGGGCGGTGGCATGCGGCGAGCGTGCCCGTCAGCCCGTCCGGGGAGAATTTCACGGCGTAGACTATCAACCCCTCCTTGCGGGGGTTGTCGACCTTGCACGCTCTCCAGTCGGTCGCGTCTATCGCGGTGTCGTAAGCCGCCGTCTTGCTCCACCAGCCCAGGCACTCGCGGGCGAAGCCGTCCGCGCTCATGGTGTCCATGGCGTCGCGCATCGTCGATTCCTTGATGCGGTAGCCCATGGCCGGGTTCGTCAGGTAGACGAGCTCCATCACCGCGTCGCGGTCGGTCATGTCCGGGATGTCCTCGACGGCCCACTCCATCCACCAGATGGATGTCTCGTCGTCCATGTGGGCGCTGTCGTGGTAGCGTTTGAACACCGTGCCCGGGCATTTGACGTTCGGCGGCGTGCCGAGGTAGATCATCTGCGGGTCGGAGTCGTCGGCCAGCACGTCGGATGCCGCGAAGGTCGTGGGCTTCAATGCCTCTAGCTGCTCGTCGGTCAGCTCCTGGGCCTCGTCGACGATTATCACGTGGTACGTCTCGCCGCGGGCCGCGCTGTTCGTCCTGGTCTGGAACTCGATGCAGCCGCCGTCGGTGCCGTCGTCGTTCATGAAGTAGATGCCCTCGGAGCCAGCCGCCGCGTAGACGCCGCGGTTGCCCGGCATGAGCATGGAGGCGAAGTCCGGCGTGCCCTCCACGAAGTTCCGCAGCTCCTTGAACATCTTGCGCACGGTCTTGCCGTGGTGCGCGGAGTAGAGGACGCGCTTGCCCTCGATCGACGCCATCCACAGCGCGTAGAAACGGGCGGCGAAGCTCTTGCCATTCTGCCTGGGCTTCGCGATGCAGATGGTCTTCGCGGAATACGACCCGTCGTCGTTCCTGGCCAGGAACACGTGAAGCTCGTACTCCTGCGATTCGTAGAAGTCGACGCCGTAGTACCTGAACAGCTCGACGGCGGGCTTGCCGTCCGTCCGGTTCCATGCCCCCACGGTCGAGAAGGTCGGCTCCTGCGAGCCCCTACGTGGCCGAATCACGCGCCCTCGCCCTCAATCGGGCGGCTCGTGCGGGATTCACGGCCTTGTCGGGGTCTGGCAACGCGTCCAGCTCGCCCATGACCTCCATCAGGCGCTTCGACAGGGCCGCGATATCGCGCCCGCTCTCGCATTCGTCGATGGTTCGGGCCAGCTTGTCGCGCAACGCGATCAACGTGTCACGGCGGGAATTGCCCGCAGCTGCTTCGGATAACGTAGCCATGCGGCTCCTTCCGCGTTCCTGTGGAAATTTCACGCCGTTAAATCGGCACT